CTTTGGCGGCCTTTGTGAAAGGCGGGGACACTTTAACGGAGGGCGTTAGCCCTTCCTACCACGCAGTTGCCTGCGAAGGAGGTTCACATCGATAAAGCATGATGTGCCGTTTGCTACTACATAACCACCTACCTTACGGGTCTTCCGTTCGAATACCTGCTCTCCAGCAGGCCTCGTTCTCCGAAGCCCATCGCAAAACACCGACCAAAAATCGGACGGTGTAAATATACCATGGCCGAGGCCATAGGCATAGCGAAGAGTATCAAAGTTCGATTCCTTTTCCCGGTAGACAAACCGGTTATAGGAAAACGAAACGGTACCGTGGTGAGAGATAGTAATCTTGCTGAGATTAATGTCATAAGTCTCAACAAATCGGCCTACATCTTGAAACAGACGCAAGCCACTATCCTCGGGGTAGTCGTCGGGCACAATCTTGACAGAAATACCGTGCCGACGAAACAGTGAGAAGTAATAGGACCAGAAGCCCTGCTGATACACATAGGTCAAGGAGCCAAAGTACGAAATGTACTTCTTCAAAACTCCATTTCCGACAATGTACAGCCAGGACTCGAGATCCGACCGCTTCAAACTGCGGGGGGCCTCAATGTAAAGAGGCCTCACGTCGATCCCGTGGTAATAGTCACCACCACAGGACTCTCTGAACCCCTCATCGCCATAAAAGGATTTCTCCTTATTGACGATAAAACCGAGGGACTCCGCCACCCACATAAAGGGGCCGGCGGTATCGCTAGGTAAGATGCAATCGTCACCAAACACCGACACGCTTTTAAATGCCCCGATTTCCGGGAGCAGAGCGTTGATCGATGAATAGTTCCGAGCATCACAAGCCAAAGCGATAGTCCAGAAGACGAGGGTCTCAAGCGGAAAAGTACCCGCATTACCCATGGTACTGAACATGTTCAGAGAAACCCAGTCCCCTTTTAGGGACATCTCGGGACTCCGGACGGCATCCAGATACCTGAACCACTTCGGAGGTAACAACCACCTAAGTAGCCCAGTCGACACGCAGTCGGAAGCGGATGAGAAGTCGATCGTGGCCTCGCGGCCAGTAATCGAGCTTTCATAAGCCCGCCTCGTGTGCGCACCGGGGAGAGAACCGACGTCCAAACCAACCGCTCTAAGGCGTTTATACATCATCGTCATTAGCCCCTGCTGCATGTACATATTCGCAGTAGGTTCAACGGCGATCATACGCCTGATGCTGCTGGTCTTTTCGACAGTAGTAGCCCGTGATCCCCTAACCTCTTCAAACCTGCTGCCAAGAGAATTGGCATTCAGCAAAGAAATGCTGTCGTTGAGACGAACGTCCCAGCGAAGCAGGTCCTCAAAGAGGGGTTTCGCACGCTTAGTGACAGATATCGGATAAGAAAACTTCCTCTCGATGCTGGTATCCACAAACGGAACACCAACCGTGGAGCCTTGCCCATGCCTTGCGGCTGAGTAGAACTCATCAAGAGAGAAATCAGTTAGCACAAACCGTGCTAGAGAACGCATCCTAAGAAGGACCCTATCAAAATATGGGGTCGAGCTTTGGAGAGCGTCCACGCCAGGCCAAGGTATATCACTATACTCGGCCATATGAGAGTTGACATCCAAGAACTTCTGGAAAGTCTTCTCCTCAAGCGGCGTCTGATCACAACCGACGGGAACGAATTTCTTGCGAAATGATCGAACCCAGGTATCTGTCAAGAAAGACAGCGCGCGCTGATCCACCGAATACACATGTTTCAAGGTGGACAGATCACGGAGTGTTGCCTGCTCCATGCAAACCAGCACGGTGGCAGGGTCAAAAGAGCGTATCTGCTTCTTTTTAGCACCCATAATGGTTTACTCCAGAAATGGGTTGAGTGAATACCCCAATAGCCGAATCCCTACCTCAGAAGATAGTTCCACCGAGGAAGGTCCACGCATTCAACATAGCGTGGAGGACATCGCCCATTAGCGAGAGAAAGCCGGTGATAAAGTCATGTGTAAACCACATGATCATTCCACCGACTGACCTTGCCAAAAGGCGTCGAAGTCCGCAGCGGCCAGAGCCTGGGCACCGTAGCTGCGCAGCCGATCAACGTCCGAGGCAGTAGATGCCACGTCAGCCGCCACCGTGATGGTGACGGTATTGAACGTGACGCTGCCGTCGGCAAGCGTTTTCGGCACACGGAGAAAAACCGTGCTGCGTGCTTGCGTGTACCCGGAAGGGGCATCAGCCTTCACCTTGGGAACCTTGACCGAGAAATCGGCCGAGGAACGATCCAAGACGGACGACCCGTCGAAGTAAACTTTCTGCTCCGACAGGTTCTTACCGAGGGACTGAAGACTGACACTCGTGCCAGCAGATGCCGCAATAGTGCCATCCTTAAGGAGGCTAGCGGTAGTGATGGACATAGGGATATCTCCCGTTTTGTATGGCCTTACTAAATCCGGAAAAACTTGTCCGGCACCTTGAAGTTTGCTAAAATCAAGGCGAGAAGGTCAGTAGTTGAGGTAACGTCTCGTACGAGTCCACCGATTTGAACAGGTGGAAGGGTATCTGACGCGGTAGGTTTCCATACCGTACGGTTGTACGTGAATTGGTCGTCATGGAAGACGTCCGAATCTATGGAAACAGCATAGCTGGGGCTAGACTGAGAGATCAACTGAACGGAGAACTTCCGATCAGTCTTCTCAGTTAACGATCCAGCTAATATCTTCACAGAAGGGTCAAGGAGGTTGGTCAATCCCCGAATAGAATCGGAGATATTCACAACACGATCAACCATGAACGAGTAAGGCAACACTGCCCAAATCGTCTCGGGTATATCCTTAGCCCTTAGTCCAAAGGAGTCAGCCCTACTTAAGAGTGGGTTATCGACCTCATATAAAATCGAGGCCTTCCACTCAGATTCGATCGAGTTCTTACAATCGAACGTAAACGGGCGATAGACCGGGCTCCAAGCATCCCTAGCATTACTCTTGGCAAAGCCACGAGCGCTTCGGCGTTTAGGCCGCTGGGGGATAGGGTGTGACATCGCATCTGCGATCCCATATGCAGATCGAACAAGTGGAGATACCGCAAAGCGATATTCCAGCCAGAGGTTGGCAAACGCCTTCAACTGTTTCGTTGCATCACCCAAGGACAGTTTATTCAAGTCCTTCTTGAAAGCACGAGATAGTCTGAGCAACCCATGGAGTGGGTTCCGCAAGAACCGAATGGTTTCGCGGATCTCAAACATATCTTCCATGAACTCGTACGGCGTGGTATCGATATTGGCCAAAGCACGAAGCTTAGCCAAATCAGCCCCATCCGCGCAAGAGGGGTAAACAGGGTCCCTAACATAATACGCCCAGTTGGCGTAAGTCAGCGACCCGTCCCCGCCACTACGATAACCCCGGGTGGGGTCGTCGAGGTGGACAGCGCGGTATGTACCTCCACCACCAGATTGGCGGTGTATGGTGTACGCACACGGATTATTAATGATATCGCCGCGTGAGATACGCTTGTGGTAAAGAGGAGTAA